CCAACTTCGCCTAAAGATTGTTGGTTGTTTCCTCTGAAGAAGGGGGAGTGGGTGAATAACCTGCTCCCCCTTTTTCTTTTAATTGACATCCCTTAATAACTAGAAATCCTAGTCTAAATGAAAATCCCTATTTCCCTTTACCTAATCGCTGGAAATGAAGAAGCCCACATCAAGCGAGTCATTGAATCTTTTAAGCCCATCGCAGAAGAAATTATTGTTTGTATGGCTAGGGGGTCAGCTACGCCAGACAAGACAGAAGAGATCGCTCTTTCGCTTGGGGCTAAAGTCATTCATTACAAGAATAAGAAAACTGACTGGCCTCACATAGACGATTTTGCTTCTGCTAGAAACACAGCCCTAGATGCTTGTAAGAACGAGTGGTCTATTTGGGTGGATGCTGACGATATTATGGCCGAGGGCGGGGAAAAGGTTTTAGAAGAGGGATTGGAGCAAGCAGAAAAAGTGGGGGCTGAAATTGTTTGTTTCCGTTATCTGGTTGAGAACGCCGGATTGAATCCTATTCGAGAGATGGCCTTGCGTAAGGGGTGCGGTAGGTGGAGGAATCGAGTTCACGAAGCCCTTGAGCCAAACGACAGAAATAAGCTATTGGCGATTGATAAGATATTTAGGATTCACCGCCCAATTACAAGCAAGGCAGATTCGGCAGATAGAAACCATCGAATCCTAGCAGACGAGCTAACCTCTACCCCATTCAATCTTTATTATCAGCACCAAGAGTTTTTCTTGAGGGGGCAAGTGGATAAGGCGATTGAGGTGGGGGAAAGAGCGTTGGCATTCCCAGACCTAGACGAGACTCTCAAATATGAGCTTCTGTGTAACCTTGGGAGATGCTCACTCGGTGATAAACGATTTAGATATTTAGGGGAGGCGATTGCGATCAATCCTATTCGGAGAGAGGCTTATTTTTATTTGATGGCCGAATACTCCGCAAGAGGCGATTGGCCGAAGGCTTGGCACTCTGGAAGGGCTTGTATGGCGATGCCAAGACCACCTTTGCACTATTGGAATCAAGTTCACGCAATCTACGATTGGCAAGCCCTCGATGGATACAGAGTGGCTTCTCTTTGTTACAATCAAAAAGAAGAGGTTGCCAAGTTGACCAATATGTATCCCAAGCCAAAGATTAGTATTATTCACGCTACAAGGGGTAGGCCAGACTTGGCATTCCAAAGGAAAATTCAATGGCTTGCCTTGGCTAAAGAGCCACTGGCAGTTGAATGGCTATTTATGGTAGATCACGATGAACAAGTGAATTACACTCCCCACGATGCAAAAAGAGTTAATCCCGGTGGAATTATCAATGCTTGGAACGAGGGGGCAAAGATGGCAAAAAGCGAGGTTATTGTGCAAATGAGCGATGATTGGAGTCCTCCGAGGCACTGGGATGCCCTAATTTTGAGCAGAATCGACAACCTAGAGGCCGAAAGGGTGCTGGCAGTATCAGATGGCCTCCGAACCGACAAACTGCTTTGTATGGCTATCCTAACGCAAAAGAGGCTACGGAAGCAGGGGGGGTATATGTTTCACCCAAGCTATCAAGATTCGGACGGCATATACTCCGACAACGAGTTCACAGAAAGAGCCTATGCCGATGATTGCGTAATTGAGGCTAGGGACTTGGTCTTTAGGCACGAGAATCCTATGTTTGCAGGGGGCAACCCAGACGAGCAGTTAAAGAATCACAACAAGCCAGAGTTTTATGAAAAGGGGAAAGCCATATATGAAAAACGCAAAAGCCAAAACTGGCAATCGTAAATCTGGAATCATTCGCTTTGGCAAGGCTCGGCCAGTTCCAAAGATGGTTGAGGTGGATGTGAGCTATGATGATAGAGCCGAGAAAGATTTATACAAAGCTGGGATGATTGCGTTGAAGCACGACAAAGAGGCAGTAATTGCCTATGTGATTCGCAAGGCTTTAGAAGAGAAATTGAAATGCAAGAAGTAACGATTAACGATTCGTTTGGGAAAGCCCTTGCAAAATATAGTGAGGGGCTTGATGTTGGCCTAGAGATCGGTGGAGGAACTGGGGATGGCTCAACTCAATGCATTAGGACAAAAAGGCTATTCAGCATTGAGAACCACCCAGACCGAATTGGTAGGCATTCAATGAACCTATCTGCAAGAGGCGGCGTTTCGGTTAAGGGAACTGCAACCCTTCCGAAGCTCTGGATGAATCAACTAGATGTAGCAGAGTTTTACGGAACAAATAAAACAAATCTCAATCAATATCCCCTAGATCAAGTTCTTGGGTGGTATCACGAATGTATTGAATCTGCCGAACCATATAGCACCAATTCAATCGAGGACATTCACTTTGAGCATAAGGTGGATTTTAACTTTGTGTTGATTGATGGCTCGCCTTTTTCTGGTGAGGCCGAACTTCGTTGCGTTAGACCATTCCTAGCGGAGAAAGCAATCATCGCCTTGGATGATGTGAACGACATTAAGAACTTGGCGAACTATAACAAGCTCAAGGGATTTTCTGAACTGCTCTGGGAGGATTGGTCTGTCCGTAATGGTGCGGCCATATTCCAATTATGTTGACCATCTTTACCATCGTCCTCAATGGGATGCCTTTTATCGAGAGGCATCTTGCAGAGTTTCAAAAGCTCAAGATTCCTTGGAGATGGAGGATTGTCGAGGGGGTAAGTGAGCCAGTTGGATGCACCCGGTGGTGTAAGCAAGTACCCGACAAATGGCACAAGGATTTTAAGAGCATAGATGGAACGCACGAATATCTTAATAGTATCCAAGGCGGGAATGTTGTTGTTTATTCGCAGGGCAAGCCCTTTAACGGAAAGCTAGAGATGATTCAGCAAGCCCTATTTGGCGTGGATGATGGGGTCGTTATGGAAGTGGACGCTGACGAGATGTGGCGAGCAGAACAGATCGAGGAGATTTACGAATGCTTAAAGGGAGCAGAGGATGGGGCAACGATGCAATTCCATTGTAATTTCTTTGTTGGAGAAAATAAGCGAGTAGTTACTAGAGAGGGTTATGGCTCGAACTGGTATGAATGGATGAGGGCTTGGAAGTGGGGAAAGAATGTGTGCTTCACAAGCCACGAGCCACCCCGCCTAAGCATCCAGTCTCGCCTAGTTCCAAGGGGAGTGACTGAAACTTGGGGGCTGGTATTCAATCACTATGCCTATGCCATCGAAAAACAAGTTGAGTTTAAGGAGGATTTTTATGGCTACAAGGGATTGGTGGATGGATGGAAGGAATTGCAAAAGACTATCGGCCCAGTTCGATTGAGCGAATACTTCCCTCACCTACACGACAAGAGCGTAGCCGATGACTGCTAAAACAATCAAATACTCCCAGAGGCTAGGAGACATCATTCGTTGCCTACCAGCTTGCAAATATCTGGCCGACCAAGGCCACGAGGTATTCTTTGATTGCCTACCCCAATATCACGGCATCTTCGAGATGGTTTCCTATGTGAAGGTTGGCAATAAGGGCGATGTTATAGACCTTGAGATTTGGCCTAACAAATACCAACAATATCGTTTCTCAAATAAGACTTGGACAGAGTTTGTCTATGCTCACCCAGACATTAACAAGGCAGACCCAAAGGATATTCTGTTCGACAAGTTAGACGATGCCCCAGCCAAAGGATTCCCAGAAACCTATAATATGGTTGCCCCCTTCGGGATAAGCCAAGGGCATAAGAGAGACCCCCTGCAAATCATAGTTGAGGCAAGGAAGAAGTGCGGTGGGGATAATTTCTTTGTCCTATGCCAAGAGGGTACGGAGATTAAGGGATTGCAAACCTACACAGCCCCAAGCATCCTAGAATTGGCTAGGGCAATAAGAGGGGCTAATGAGTTTTGGTCAATAGATAGTGGGCAAATGGCAATAGCGGCTGGGGTTAGGAAAGAAAGTAAGGTTGTGTATTTCCCGCAAACAATCGAGCCATTTGATAAGGACAATATCTTTATCTGGGACAGCGTAGAGATAAATTGACATAAGGGGTGGGTTTATGGCGGGGACAATCGATACCACCTATTTCTCAACCGATCTTACAAATATGATCGGAGACCTATATACAGTTGTCACCGGGCTTGGTTCTTCTGCTGTATCTGCCTCTATTACCGACTTAACGATTGCACAAGAGCTAGATGTGGGTGGAGAGATTTTCAGGGTCACGCAAAGTATGGTTGTGCCATCATCGGCTATTTCCTCGCCAGTAACTATCGGGGCTTATATAACAGTAGGAACGACAGAGAGGATGATTGCTGGCTTTCAACAAAGTGCTGATGGAGTTAGCTACACTATTGATATAGCTGACCCAACGACCTAATGATCTCAATCGAGCGTCAGATTGAGAATGGGCTGGCAACAGCCCTAGCGGGTATTTCTGGCGTTAATATCTACAAGAGCGATACCGAAGGCCAACGATTGCTCCCAAACCTAGTAATTCAAGCCTCTATTGGGTCAGAGGAAATTATCCCCTATTCTGGGGTATTTCGTTGCCCAGCCACAATTACTTATGCGACAAGGGCAGACACAACCACAAGATCAACTTTCGATGCTAAGTTTCAAGAGATTCTGCAAGTGATGTATCAAAGCCCCAATCTGGCTAGTGTTCTAACCACGGCCACGCTCAAGGTATTCTTGGCTAATGTAGCCTCTGAATCCCCAGATATTAAGTCGGAGAACCGCACTTGGTCTAAAAGCCTATCCCTAGACATTTCCTGCACAAGTATATGATTAGCCCCCAATTTAAGATAGAGGATGCCTTGGCGAGCCTATTAACGCCAATTTCGGGGCTTAATGTGTTTATAGCGAATAGGAAGGGATTAAGATTATTTCCCTACGCAACCATTAAAGCCTCTATTGGTAGTCAGCAAATCATACCCTACTCTGGCGTGTTTGAGATTAGCGTAGAACTTAACTATTCAGATTCAGCCACACGGACTACTCAAGCCATTTTTGATGACAATTATTATAGCATCTTTTCGACTCTATATAGCAACAACAACACATTGAAGGAAAAAGTCCAAGATAAAGTAACTGATTTGAAGATATTTATGGGCAGAATCACAAGCCAAGCCCCAACAATACGAGCCGATAAAAGGGCTTGGCAAAGGGGTTTAACATTATCATTTATAGTAACCCCAGACCCAACGGCTGACGGAACGAGGAATTATGACTTCTCGGATTTCTTAAACAGCTTCTATCTTGGCACGATTTAACAAGGAGATTGAGTTATGGCACTTTCCATTTTAGACGGCAACCAGTCAGCAACCACGCTTTCGACCATTGTAACGAGTGGCCAGCATATTCCCGCTCATACAGTTGTTAGCCTTGGTACGCAAGCAATTACAGATATGAGGGGTGCGGTAAGTGGAAGTGTTGTTTCAGTCTCCTCCCTCCCCGCCATCTCTGGCACTGTGACGGCAAATTTAGATTCAACTTCATTTATAAATGCAGTAATCGCAAACAACACTAATGGTGATCTGCTTGCTGTTGAAATTGGTGGTGTTAGTTCACTCTTAACTTTCCCCATCTCTGGCACAGTCACGATTGGCTCTGCCCTCCCCGCTGGCACAAACCGTATCGGCGTGGTTACGATTGGAGGGGGGACGGTCACCATCGGAGCAGGAACGGCACAGATTGGAAGCGTCACGGCTAGTCTAGCATATTCGCAGACAGCGACCACAATATCATCCACAGCAGTCACAGCTATCCCAGTAGTGTTCCCAACTAGCGGAGCCTATGGCGGGTCATTACAAGGATACAATGGAGCTAACACATATATTTATTCTGGAATCCAAGCCATCGGAAACACTTCACTAGCCAGTGCAACAAGCCTTCCAGTATCACTAGGCACACTTCCCGCATTAGTTTCGGGCACAGCCCAAATCGGCTCAGTCACTGCAAGCATAAGCGGAACAGTGCCCGTTAGCGGCGCATTCTGGCAAACTACGCAACCAGTCTCGCTTTCCTCTACCACTGTCACTGTTAGTTCGTTGCCAGCTCTGGCGGCTGGAACGGCTCAAATTGGTTCAGTCACTGCGTCAATTTCTAACAGCGTAGTAACATTTTTTCCAGCTCAAGGCACGACTGTAGCTAACAGTAACTTTACCAGCATCACGCCCTCTACCACCCTTGTCTCGGCAGTAGCGGGCAGAGAAGTGCTAACAGTATTTAACGAAGGAGCAGGCAATCTACACATCTCGCCCGGAGCTACCTGCACAACTGTGGCCTACCAAGTGCGTCTATCGGCGGGCGATTATTGGGAGTGCCCAGCGGGACAGCTTACACTTGCCCATACGGCAGTGTTCGCTACGGCTGGCACGGCTAGGGTAACGGAAGTTAGCTAGGAGTAGGCGATGCCTATTCAAGTTGCAGTTCCATTGGCAAAAAACAATTCTATAAAAAGACAAAATGGAAATCTTTTGCAGGGGTGGGTAGTAACTTTTGGTCAAACAAATGCAAAAAAACTTTTTGCTTCAAATAATAACACCATAGGTACGATATTTAACGAGTTGGATTTCACACAAGGCACTGCCTCGGGAACTGCCGATCAGATTCGAATTTACACTTCTGGGAGTTTTGTAAATTACTTCTTTAGATCAGATGTACAGAAATGGAGGCTTTCGTTAAATAGAAACGGCCCAGATCAAGAAAATGTTGTTATAGATAACAAGAATATAATTGCTTTTCAAAAAATCATAAGTGGCTCAAAGACGATAACTCTTAAGGAAACCGCAAGAGTTGGAGTTTATCAATGAAAATAGTTCTTATCTGCCTGTTTGTTTGTTCCTGCTGTCCAAAGCCAGAAGATAATAATAATTTGCTCCCACGCTATTCCGATATGGGTGCGGCTGAGGATGCGGGGAAGGCAAAGTGAATGAGTGCCACGGAAGATCAAGAGACACCAAGCTGGAAGGATTTTATGGCAAGCCTCAAGTTCTTGGAGGCCGAGGGCTACATAGAGATATTCTATAACGACAAGGGCGAGCAGATGGTTAGGATTGCCCCCGGTGCAGAGCGAGCCACGCTATGAGTGCAGACCAAGTTGCTGAACTACAAGAACGCTTATCTACTGTCCGAGAGGCCATCGCAAGAATAGAAGAAAGACAGCAAAATATAATCTCGGTTTTAGAGCGTCACACAAGCGAACTTGCTCAATGGACAAATAAAATTAACACCAAGGTAGATACCCTAGAAAGGGATGCTCACACCATTAAAACGAAGTTATGGCTAGTTGCTCTAGTGTCTGGGGCGGTATTCTCTACAATCTGGGAACTCATAAAGGTGCGTGTGTTCCCACGATAATTTGACACAAAGGAATATCAAATGGCCGCTACAAGTATTGGACTTTCCTCCGTTGCCTTCGGACTCGCCGCTGAAACTGGCGTTGTTATTCAGAGCTTTTCTCTTACAAGCACAGCCGAGACAACCGAAGTATCAAAGCACAATGGAACTCACTCTGCTGTTGCGTTTTCTGCTTTTAAAAGGAATGTCAGTCTTTCTGGTAATTGTAGTGGTGCAGTTGCCTCTTCTGGAATTGGTGGGACTCTTGCCCTAACCAGCAACACAACCGCAGTATCTAGCGGAACTTACTTTGTGACTGATGTTTCTTTCTCACAAGCCGCCGATGGCTTTAACAGCTTTGACCTATCTGCAACCGCATACGATGGATTAAATACATAATATGGCCGCCACAATCATCGGGAATAGCACAGACCTAGCCTTCGGGATTGCCTCTGCACAGACTGGGATGGTAATTCAATCCATCTCTTCCTCTGCCTCTGCTGATGCGGTTGAGCTAAAGAATAAGGGTGGCGATGTTACGGCAGTTGTGTTCCGCAATAAGAAAGTCACCTACTCAGTAGAGGGTGCATATACAACCTTTAGCGGTAGCGTTGGGGCAACCATCACAGTATCCAACGGAAGCAACTACGACCTATCTGGTGCGGCCTATATTACCGAAACCGCTAGAAATCGTAGTGCAGATAACTTTGAGACTGTATCCTTTACGGCAGTTCGATACGATGGTATAAGTTAGTTTTAACCTAGAAATCCTTATGCAAGAAAAAATCCTTTATACTCGCAACATCAAACTAGCCTCTGTTCTTGCCACTTTTGGCATTCCCTTTAGAGAGAAAGAGCCAATGGCTGTCATTGAGGATGCAGACGATAACAACCGCAGAAGCGTCACATTCTTCTTTAGCGACCTACCTAGTGGTCTGGGGGGCAAGATAGTTGATATATGGGAAAAGGGCTGGTCAGCTATCACGAACTATGATGACCCCATAGCCTATTGCAGAGCCGTACTAGAGAACAGAGAGCGTCTTTTGGACGCTATGAACAACGCAACCCCCCTAGTCAAAAAGCAGTTTGGGAAAGCTACCTTGCTGGTTAGCAAGAACGCATCCCCAGAACTACGAAAGAAATTGAGCAAATACCTATGAACCTAGACCTACAAAAAGATGAGGAGATTCTAAACAAGGCACTCGATAAATCCTTTGTCATAAACGAGAGAATGTTTAAGGGCAATAAGGTTGGTAAGTTCACCCTTGGCACACGAATTGTTATGAACCAGATTCGTGAGGAGGCAGATACCACAGAGTTTTTTATTTGGTCTAGCTTATATTGCCTAACTCATCCAAGGTCGGAGTTAGTGAAGTTAGCTTGGGACAAGGCCAAGTTTAGAGAGGCGGTTCTGAATTGGTCTGATGAGTTTAATGAGGCTGATTTTATTGAAGGGGTAAAGATTGTTGATGAAATATTTTCTGAAATTGCAGAGGCTCGTGTTCAGACTAATGGAGGGAACGACTCCCCAAAATAGTACAGCCAGCCGGGATTGCTTCGTCCGTCTGGCTATTTGCAAAGGAGTTCGGGTGGACAGCAGAGCAAGTATTGTGGGAGATGGCCGAGGTGCAACTTGTTCAGCTAGAACACGCTATGCTTGTCAATCGTGGAATTGATGTCAGAAGGCACAACTCTAACGCAGTAAATATAATTGATGATATTCTTGACGATAGATAATAAATTTATGGCTAATGTATTTAAGCTGGATACTAGGGATTTCAATAAAACTATTGATAGGTATATTGAATTGCGTAATGCTGATTTTCTAACAGAGGTCAATAGGCGAGCCGCCAACATTATTATGAAGGCGATGCAAGAAACAAAGGTTACAAACCCATTAAGAATTGAGGCCGACCTAAAAGCAATCGTGCAATCTTTTAAGAGTGCAAGGCAATTAAAAACAGGTAAAGAATCCAAAAGGAAAAAATTTAAGCCCTTCTACAAGGGGACACCAGTAGGCTATAAAATTTTTAATTGGAGAAGAAAGAATAGGCCATTAAGCCTTCGTAAGCACTTGAGAGGAAAGGGGATTGCTTGGGAGCAAATGGGAACACAATTCGATCTATTTGTTAAAGCAACAAAAAGCTCTGTAGCATATATAAAGGCGGGATGGTTGCCAGCACTTAATAGATACAAGCAACAAGGAATCAAAATTAAATCTGATATTAAAAGAGAGCCAAGCCCACAAACTTCGGCTGGTAAGGGATATGCCATACCAGCACAAAGAGTTGGAGATTTGTTAAAAACAACATTTGCAAACGCCGCAAATGGGGTTGGCAAAATTGGCATACAAGCCTTGGCAAGAGCCTTTATTCGTGAGGAACAAGATATGAAGGGCAAGATAGCTGAAATGGAGCAAAAGAGGCTTAACAAGCTCCAAAGATAATATGAGCTTCAAGCTAGTCGGAGAGGTAGTAATTGACGGACGCAAGGGAACAACTGCGTTAAAAGACCTTCAGAGGGAGGCCAACAAGACATCAGACACATTCCGTAGGGCTGGTGGAAATACAGAGCGATTGGGCAAAAGCCTTCTTTCCCTTGGGCTTAATGCTGGCAGGGCTGGCACATCTCTAGGTGCGTTGAGCAGACTTGGTGCTGGTGGATTGTTTGGGGCGGCTGTCCTTGGCTCAATCAATAAGTTTGGAGAAACTGTTAAGCAAGCCTCAACAGACTATTATCAATCCCAGAAAGCCTTGTCAGATGCCTTTGAAATGTCGTTTAAGAGTACGAGCGTTGAGCAAGCACAAGCTGGATTAGAAAAGACAGAGGACACGATTGAATCTTTGCGTGGCAAGATTACTCAGCTTGGTGCTTTTGGTGGGATATTAAAAGGAATCGAAAAATTTTCGGGAATCAATCTTGGTGTAGGAGATACTGAAAAAGCCCTAGAAACCGCAAGAGCAAATCTAACCGTACTTGAAAGCACGGTTGAAGCCAGAAAGAAGGAATCAGATGCGGCCAAAATTCTTGAAGGAGAATTAAACTCCCTAGAACTTGCCAACAAAATGAATGCTATTGATATTAAAAATCAAGCATTAAAAGGAGATATTTTAGACGAAAACGCATCTATTGCTTTTAACGAACTGCAAACAGTTGAGCTTGAAATTTCAGCACAAAAAGAACTATTAAAAACACTTGAATCAATAACTGGTGTTAAAAAAAACCAAGAGGCTATTGATAAGAGTCTCGCTTATTTGGCAGACGCAAGAGTTCGCAAGGCTCAAGCAGAATATAATCTGGCAAAAGCAAATAACGATGCGAATGCAAAACGCTCTAAACAAGCACAAGAGGCTGGCGGTGGTCTATTGGGTGCAAGCAGGGCTGGGCAACAAGCCCTTGATACAGCAAGGAAAGTAAGGGCAAGGGAAGTAAATAAGGAAGATTTCAGAACACAAGACCAAGTATTTGAAAAGATGAAAACAGAGGAAAATGTTAAGAGAAAGGCACAAGGATTACCACCAGTAACAGCTCAAAGTATGCGGGAAAAAGTAGCCGCACAACAAGCCGCAGGAGAGATGCCATTACTATCTGAAAAACTCGGGGCTATGCAAACTGGGACACCAGCAAGTCAAGTTGCCGCAGAAAAAGCCAAGGGTGGGGGTGGGGCAGATATGCAAAAATCATTATTAGACGCAATATCAGAACTCAATAAAAAGTTACCGGCCGCAGTAGCTCAATAATTATATGGCAACAACTATTCTCTCCAATATTTCCACATTTGAATTTGAGCCAGACATAACGACAGACAATGGCCGTGATGGGATTACAGCCTTTCAATTCTCTGTTGTCGGTTCGTTCTCTGCCCTAAATTCAAATTTTTCTTTAGATGAGGTATTGAGTGGAGTACCAGATCAACCACCCGGTAACTTCCGTGTTGTTCGCAGAAATATGAGTCATATAGCTGGTGATACAGCCGATGGGCTTTATAGGCTTCAAGTATCGGCAGAGGGCGGGACTGGGAATAATTCCCTTTATATTCTAGAAACAAGCTACCAATACCAGAGGGAGATTGTGAGTGGTTTTGTTCAAACCATACAGCTAGATATTTCTGTTAATTATATTTGTGAATGGTTGTCCCCAACAGTTACAATCACAACCAATAGCCCAACCGAAGATGTCACGGCAGTTCAAGAAAGGGTTAGGGATCTTGTTGCAAGCCAACAGGTGCAGATCATTAGAAATAAACCAGATAGGTCTGCGGTAATCGGAACTGTCCAATATCCAGTATTCGGGCCGGGAATAGATGTAAATGCAATCAACATCATAGGCTCTTCAGTTGAAACTGCTGGTGGTTTATTCAGAGTTAGGGCATCGGCTACAAAAGGCCAAATGCAATTAGTTCTATGAGATCGGGTACTGGAAGTTCCTTTTCTAAAGTTCCAGTATTGGCCGACAATGGGCTAATCACAAAGACCTACCTTCACGACCTAGAGGCCGCAGTAAGACAACGCACCCCTATTGCTGGTGCAAATATCGACATTAAAGTGACCGATGGTAGCTTTGTAATATCGGCAACAGCAGGAATAAACATTGGTGGGGCAGGAATAGCACCAAGTGGCTTTACAGCCGTTACACTTACAGTTTGTTCAAATGGAACTCCCGCCCAGATAGTTGTTTATGGCAAGTCAAATTGACAAGGGCATAGACTAAAGTGAACGCTCAAGAGCTATTTCTGGATGTTGCAAGCGGTAGATTTTTGGATGGCTCTACAAATATCCCTTCTGCTAAACCGGTAATTTATTCAAAGGAAAAAAGAAGGATTGCTGTAAATTTATATAAGGTTGCTGGTAACGCAAGAATTGCTGTTACTCCATCTAGTGATTCAACTTTTGGAGTAAGGCTTGGTTCTCAAGCCCTAAAGCTGGCAGATGGCACAAGTGTTCCAACTTCACCTATTTTCCCAACAAGGGCTACCGCCACAGTTGTTACGCAACGAAGCAGTAAGCCAGTTGGAGTTGCAAATATATATGATGATGCAGTTGTAACAGCAACTCTTCAAGCAACAGTTTCAACATTTCCAGTAACTACGGCAACCTTTATTATGCAGACAGCATATACCGCACCAGTCACTGCGTCGATTGTTGCATATATCGGAGTAAGCACAATTCCAGCAATAACAAGGTCTATACCAATAGAGTCTGTTCCTATAACTGATTATTTCACCCCCATAGTTGATGGAGTTGTTTTGGAAGTCACCCCAGTATTAAACTCACCAGTAACAGCAACATTTATTTCCTCAATATCTGGTGGGTCGATTTCCACAATCGCAATTTTATCTATTGGAGACGGCTATCCCAATGGTTCATATCCCCTTACAATATCGGGCACTGCCACAGTCACAGCATCAGCAAATGCAGTAGCTTCGGGAGGAAAGATTGCGTCTGTAACAATAGTCGATGCCGGTTCTGGTTATTCAACAAACCCATCAATTTCATTCTTTACTCCCCTAAAACAAGTTATTGATTTAATTCCATCAACAGCAAATTCAGTCAATCAGAATGGTAGTAGACAATTTCAATGGATTTCAACACAAACAACTGGAACTCGTGTGGGTCTTTCATTTACATCTGTTCCAACATTTACATCAGTAACACTTCCACAAAATTCATCGGTATCTGCCTTTTTGGTTAATATCGGCGGCACAAACTGGCAAACAAGCATTGTTAGTTCTGGTTATGGATACACAACAGTTCCTAGTTGCACACACGAAGATTTTATTGGTTATGCCACAAGCACCGAAACACAAGTAACTAATACAAGTTCTAGTCAAAAACCCCCGCAAGACAGTCGGGTTTTGCCTTCTTATGCTTCAGATGGAACTTACCGATCTATTAACCTATCGCTTGTGGCAACAGCATCTAATATACCATTGAAAGTAAGAAGTTCGGCATTTAGCCCAAGATCATTAGCACAATCAAACTTAAAATGGAATACATATTTGGGCAACCTAAAGTCTGGGCCGTTTGCTTTCTCTAGCAATCTTCCAGTTAGAGGGAATAATGACGAGCCGTATAAACAATTTATTCCTTGGGAAATATCCGCTTTGCAAATTAAATCCTTTCAGACTCTACTCCCGCAACCAACTAACAATTTTCGATATCCCAACAGAATAGATCGCGGGCCAAACGCTGTTTATTTAGCTCAACAAGTAGATGTAACCAATAGAGCAGTGCTTTCAGCCACTTCGGCGGTTGTAAGTATTCCATTTTTAGTCGGGCCAGCTAATTTTACGACACAACCACAGCCAGCCTTTGACCCCAGACATTCCGTGCTTGCCGACAAAACAATTTTTGCGGCGGTTGTTCCAAGGGACAAAACGATTTCCCCAACAAAATATGCTGTATGCAGAATTGATATTCCACCAATCAATAATAATTATGTGTTTGTTCAAAAAAACAAACCAGCGGAGAGGACATATACTAATGGTCAAAACTATACCATAACTGATATGGAAGCCTCTGGATTCACATTTGATTATGGTGGTGGAATTTTTGAACCCAAAATTACTTTCCTTGATCTTGGCTACGGCTACACCTCTGCCGGGGGATTAAAGGGATATGATTTGGTTGGAATTTTCCCATTACAAGTCGATGCCACAAACTACATAGAAGCAACAGCAACAAGAAATGTATCCGTAGTAACATCAAATTTAACTGGATATTATATTGATACAGAATACTCACAAGCACCAACGATTGTAACTGGATTATCAAGGAATGGATTCAAATACTATATAGCCAATGGTGGATATGGTTTTTACCGAAACGGAATCTTATCTGCTAATGCAACAACCATTACTAGCGGTGTTGTTTCTGCTCTTGTAACAAACATTCCCACCAATTATTCTGATGGGGATTATAGCTGTCTAGTGCAATCCCCGGCATCGGGAGTTACTGCATCAATCAGTTTAGTTTTAGAATCTGGGCGAGCCAGAGCCGTTGTTCTTAATTCTGGGCTTGGCTATACATCTGCCCCGATTGTAACAGCACCCCCCTCCAATGTCCAGTCTGGGCAAATCGTTGGCCTTGTTGTTGTGACTCAACCAAGCGGATATTCATTAGATACTAAACATTATTTGACCCCATCCAATAGCTCAATCAGTGGGGCTAATGCCGCACTGGGCTTTGTCTTGAGCAAAAATGGCTTGTCTACATTTATTGATAATGGCGGGTATGGGTACACTCAAGACGGGATAGCAACTGGATTAGACCCCGACCTAAGGGCATCAAACTCGTTCATTTCATCTATCAATATAACTAATTCACCCAAGGGGTATCGGATTGGTGCTGATTATCCAGTCAAAATTCAAGCCAGCAATTCTCCCGCTGGGAACGCATCTGCTATTATGAGGAGAACATCTGCGGCTAGTTATATTGTAAATGTGGTAAATGAAGGATACGGATTTACTTCCGTTCCAATCGTTACAGCCCCAGCACCAGACCTAAAAACTGGTAACATTGATTTTGTTTCGGTTTCCTCTCTTGGCGTTGGCTATCCAGCCGGGACATATCGTTGCGATGTTTCTGCTCCTTCTTCTGGTGGAACTGTTGCTGAAATAGAATTTGTTGTTAGCTCTGATACATCTCAGAGTTTTAATATCATTAACTCTGGTGACGGCTATCTCAATTCAGCGACAGTATCCGTAGTTACCCCGATTGGAAATGTAATTTCATCAATTTCTATTACTTGCCAAGGAAGTTATTACAACACAGACAACGCAACATTTGTTTTATTAGATGCAAATGGTTCTGGTACATCTCTAGTCCCAGTTGTTTCGGCTGGAAAGATCACTGGCGTTTCTGTTCTTTCAAAGGGTTTTGGCTTTGGGGACTCCCCAGATATTGTTTTTAATGTTCCAGAAGTAATACCCGCCATATTAGCCCCTTCAAATACTATTGTAAAAGATTTCAATATCACCACCGCCTCTGCTAACGCTATCCTATCGACAGCTACCCAAAGAGACATCCTAATGGAAGTCTATGAGACAGACGGAACGAATGAACAAGTTGTGGCTCAAGCCACAGTCAGTCTTGCCAAGCGAGTTTTAGAATAAGCTTGGGGCAGTTGCCCTAAAGACATCCCTATGGCTAAAGTTCTCCACGCTAGTTACAGCGGGTACTTTCCATCGTGTCTGCAAGTGAGTGATGAGTTTGCAATCTTTACTTTGGAAGAGGCGATGGAAATTTATTGGAGGGTCAAGGCTTGGACGATCAGCGGAACATATATAAATTACATTGGGGAAAGTTCATCCTTTTCTCAAACATTCACATCTACCCTTGCCGATGAAAGTCGCCTTGTTTGTCTGCCTAGAGACTACTCTCCATTCTTTGAAACAGATTTTACTCCGCAAACAGATGATACCTTTTTTCAGAGATCATCTCAGTTTTATATCAATTCTTCTGGAAGTCTTTATGGTGTAGATATTGCCTTCCAATTCATTCCTTCTGGGGCAAACAGAGGAATAGGAACATCGGGAATAAATGAGCCTAGCACAGATGTTGGGGTTTTAAGTGTGCTTGGGAAATCAATTCCATTTTATGCAGAGGCCAGAGACGGAGACGAAGTTCCAACAAGTGCAAATGGAACTATGACCCCTAGTGCATACTGGACTTACGAATCCTAACCCCTTGACACCTCTCATCTTCTTATGGAACAAATTCTAACCTTCATTCAGTCGCAGGATGTGTTTGCTTGGGTAGGTGCGTTGGTTGCCCTTCTCTCTGCCGTGATTGCCGTGGCCTCTCTTATCCCCGGTGACGAGCCAGAGAATACCTTGCAGAAGGTTGTGGACTTCCTCTCCAAGTTCTCACGGAAATAACAATGTGGGAGGCCATTCTTGCCTCGCTTGCTGGTGTAATTGGAATCATAGCTTGGTGGACAAAAAACAGAGCCAAGACACGCAGGGAAAGAGACGATGAAGAAATTGCTTATAACCGCCGTCTCCGTGATTCGGAAGTCGATTCTTGGATTCATCGTCGCTAATTTGATTTGTGGGTGTGCAACCACCCGCCCCTACGACATTGGGCAAACGCCGCACCAAGACTCGATCTCGGACTTCATTATGCGATGGGACAAACTCGACCGACAAAAAGCAAGCCCACAAGAATACCGAGAGTTGTATGCCCAGACGCTCAAGGCGTTATCTCGATCAATGGAGGAAACAGAACGATGCAAGTCGAGGCTTGACCAATGACGATTCGAGAGGCGGTGGAGAGGTCAAGAAGCCATATCGAAAAGTGTGAGCCTAGTTTTGGCAAGAGGGTTGGGGCTTGGTACTCGGAGTTGATGAGCAAAAAGATTCCAGTTCTGATCTACTGTTCGGTGCGTACTCCCCAAGAACAAGAGGAACTATACGCCCAAGGGCGAACCAAGGCAGGAAGGAAAGTCACAAACGCTCGCGGGATACCCCCGCAATCGCTCCACATTGACCAAGGTAAAGGTTCTCACGCAATAGACTATGTTCCCCTATCCTGCACTCCGACTGGCAATCTATTGGCCTCGTGGGACGATGACCAAACCTATTCCATTTGTCAGAAGATAGCCGAGAAGCACAAGCTCCGGCATCTCGACTGGGAGCAACCTCATCTTGAGGACGCAACAATTTCTGGGTGGAGGGAATTAGTCTCACCACAAAAGCAAGAAGTGAATAATCAAAAAGTTTCTCTAGTCAGTAAAAGGCCGTGGTCTAGTCGTTAATGGATGACATCAACTCAAGGCGTGGAGAAAATCCAAAAGCATTTTACTAAAAAGCACGAACTCCATTTAACGACTTTGCAAGTTGCGGCAGTCGAGTCGATGGAGAAGAAATACAAGAGGGGAGTTGAGGAAAACGGGGGAACGAAGTTATGGGAAATGCCCACGGCCAGATTGGTTGAGGAGTCAATAGCGGAGGCAACCGATCAAATGGTTTATCTTTTGTCCCTACGCCAACAAATGCACATCGTTATGGAGTTGGCGAAAGAGGGATGCACGGATGAAACATTGACAAACCCAAGAGCAAGAGAGTGTTGTCACCTTATTTACACTACTCTAACTGGACAATCTAAACCCACATTATGAAGCCAATTAAGTTCGTTGCTTGTGGCGATATCCACGGTGACGAGCAAGATGCTCCCTCGATAAAGGCTCTACTCGCTTTCACGAAAGAATACCAACCCGACCTAGTTGTTTGCATTGGTGACCTCTGGGACTTCCGAGCCATTCGCAAAGGAGCAGGGGATGAGGAGCAAGCATCCAGCTTGCAGAAGGATTGGGATTGTGGGGAGGAGTTCTTGCGGGAGTTCTTTAAGTTCGGGGATGAAAGAATCTTTTTGCGGGGCAACCACGATGAACGGATTTATGATATGGCTAGGAACAGCCGAAGCGGAGTGGCTCGTGATTACGCCAACGATGGTATTGAAAATATCGAACTGATAATAAAGGAGACGAAGGCAAGGATGTTTCCCTATGATTCAGTTGGCGGGATTTACAAGTGCGGCAATCTTTCATTCGTCCACGGATACGGCCACGCTATGCACTCTGGCAAGCAACACGCAGACGCTTATGGCGATGTTATCTTCGGCCACACTCACGCCATTGATTATTTCCGTAGCGTCTCCATCGACCCGAGAACCGGGTATAACATTGGATGCCTCTGCAATAAAACCCCCGAATATAATAGAGGCCAACTGCGGAGACTACGATGGCAACACGGCTGGGCGTATGGAATGATTCACCCCGACAAAACGCACGATGTATTCCAAGCAAGACAACGAGGAAATAAGTTCCATCTCCCAACAAATATAAAATCCTTCTAATGAAATCCCCACGAAATCCTTGGCAGAAACTTCTCGAAGAACACATCCGAAATAAAGAATGCCCTCCACGACCAGAGGGATTTAAGACAAGGGCAGAGATAATGGAATTGAGTGGGAAAAAATCTAGTTCCATTGACCGCCTACTCCGTGAACTCCTAGATAAAAAGAAATTGGAGGTTACGAAAATTAAGGTTGTCCTTTCAAATAAGAAGGGACACACATTCTTTCGATGGATAAAAGCCTACAAAATGCTCCCTAGCAAGTAGCGTGTTTATAGGGACTTACAAACAATCGTTAAGATAGCATAAAAAAAGAGTAGACAACTTGGGGAAGTGTGTTAGGGTTGGAGTATGCAAACAAAAAGCTGGAATGAAATGAGTCACAAAGAACAACAAGAAGAATTGATGCGAGTTCAGAAAGCAGATTGCTTGTTTAATAACCAAGCCAAAACGCCAACGACTCCATACAAAGAAGACCCAGACGCAGAATTCTTTGCCCCTCCAACCCACATCCTTTAACTAAAGAAAGAAAAACCAAATGAACAAAATCCTAATAGCCTATATCATCGGACTAATCGTAGGTGCTGGCTCAACCCTTTTCATAGTTGAGCAACTACTTAAATAGTTCTTTACACAACCCCACGAAATCCCTAGAAAAAAACAATGACATCCTTACCACTCCCAGCAAGGCCAGTAGGTTCAGCCGTGCCAGCTAACCACGATGAGTTTGCCGATGGGTTCTCTATCGAGGGTAAGCTCAACGGGTGGCGGGGCTGGTTCGACCAAGAAACCCAGCAAGGCTACAATCGCCACGGACAACTCGCATCGAATCACAACCTAATGGCAGAGCGTCTGGTGGGTGCTGGCATTAAGTCACGCTTTATTGATTGCGAAATTATGGGGCAACGCACCAAGACTGGCAAAGGAACAATCGTGGTGATGGATGCCTTCGACCCAGCCAACCCCAAGCCATACGCCGAGAGGATGAAGGAGATTGAACACCTCGAAGCGGTGACCTTTGATGTGCCGCAGAACAAGCTCCTTCGCTTTGTTCAGCTTGCCCATCACAAAATCAATGCAATCTGGGAAGAGATGAACTTTCAGAATAACAAAGCCGGCGAGGTTATCTGGGAAGGCTTTGTGATGAAGGCCACGGATGACGGCAAGTATCCCTTCATTACAAACCCTAACTACTGCTCACCCGCTTGGCAGAAACAGAGGATTCGCTGGTGATCTTTGGAGTCATCATCTTTGTAGGGCTGGTGATTGTTCGAGGGCTTTATCTAATCGCCCAGCATATCGACCAGCAGAACTACGAGAGACGGAGATTCTATTTGTCCGTGGCCGCCGACCTAGATCGCTTGGACAAGATCGTGGCCGAGGGCAACCAACCCAAACAGCCAGAGCTAGTCTTGCCCACAAAGAACTGGGTGGGGCGTAACTAAAATGAAGCTCACACCATCTGCCAAGTTTGAGATTCTATGGAAGAGTCTTGGTGGGTGGGGGCTACTTAAAGAATACAAGTTTGCTGATAGTAGAAGATTTAGATTCGACTATTACCACATCGAGGGCGTAGCAGTAGAATTGGAAGGGGGAATTTGGGTGCGTGGCCGCCATACGAATCCATCCGGGTTCTTAAACGATATGGAGAAATACAATCTCGCCGCCTCTATGGGCATCCTAGTTTTTCGTGTTCCCTCCCACGACATCAGTACCAAGTGGCTTTCCCCGATAATTAAAACCATAAACGAAAGGACAAAAAAATGAGTGATTGTGTGCCAAGGTATCCCAAACGCCTTGAAGGAGAAACCCTAGAAGAATGGGTGACGAGAGTGGATGGCCCGATTCCAGACACGCTCTACGACCAGACGCACGATTTAAGATGTTTGAATCTTCCAATCAGAGGAAGCAGAGAAGATCGTGAGTCGCTGGGAGACTACGACTACAACCAACAACCAATAAGGAGAATGAAATAATGAGTGATAACCAATTAGTAGTTCAGAACGGCAACGGAGTCTCAACCCACATTCGCCAAGCAACGGATGTGGCTGGGGCTTGTCGTGCCATCGTTAAAGAAACTTGCCAACGCATAGGCCAAAAGGATTATGTCCGGGTCGAAGGCTGGCAAGCAATCGCAGTAGCTCACGGATGTGTGGCCTCGGCTAGAGATGTTGAGCGTCTCGAAGATGGCTATCGGTGCATCGGTGAGGTTAAGCGTATGGACAACGGCCAAGTAATCTCAAGTGCCGAGGGGTTCTTGGGTGATGACGAAAAGATGTGGTTCGAGCGTCCGACCTATGCAAAAAGGGCTATGGTTCAGACCAGAGCAATCAGTCGGGCTTGTCGTTCAGCATTCGCACATATCGTTGTGCTAATAGATTCCAAATTAAGTACGACCCCAGCAGAGGAGATTCCTATTGGCGGGTTCGAGGACTTAAACACGGACAAGTACGAGCCAGCACCAAAGCCAGTTAAGCTAGACACGGTTAAGTCTGACTCGATTAGCAAAGCAGACCTAGCTGACATCACGGCAAAGCTCAACGGAGTTGCGGTTAAAAGTAATGGCGGTGAACCGAGAGATATGGAGTTGAAGTTCGGTAAGCACAAAGGCTCGACACTTCGGGAGATCGCCGCATTCGGAAACAAGGGCTTGGATTACTTGGAGTGGTTGTCGAAGCAAGACCTCAAGCCCGGTGCAGATGGTAAGCCTTATAAAAACGATATAATCAGAAACGAAATCATCGCAGAGATTTTTGCAGAAGCTGATGCGATAGCGAAAGGAAATCCCAACGATGAAATCCCATTCTGACCTAATCCAAGACATCATCAGCGATGCGATGAGCAAGGCCGCCACTCTCGAAAGGGAGCGGTGTGCCGAACTCGTCCAACGACTAGCAGACGGAACGGAAGACCAAGTCATTCAAGACATTCTCAATGAGGTTGTCGTAGCCCTGCGGAGGCTGGGATGAGCGTTGATGTCGATGTTCCAAAGCTAAAATGGTCAATGCTAGAATGGAAAACACTAGAGGAGAAACCCAAGAACGATGAAAAAGTCCTTATGGATATTGGCGGTGAGGTTTGCGTTGGTCGTTTCGTTGATGGCTCGTTTGTGTCTCGAAGCTGGGGGCATTCTGAAAATGATGTTCGGCTTTGGGCAAGCTGGCCGAAAGCACCCAAATGGTAAGTTTCCTTTTATCCATCGTGAAAGCTTTGTGGGACTTATTCATAATAGGTTTAGGGTGCTTGAGTCTCTATCTCCTAATTCTATTCGTCAGCGGAGCATTGTGGGATTTAGCAAAAGATATTCTGGAAAGGATTAAAAAGAAATGAGCGTTAAAAGATTAAAGTTAGTAGATGAGTTTCACGCAATCGTATCGAAAAGGTTGAAGGATTTATTCAAAGACTTCGACCACGCTAAGCGGGAGAACTACAAGGACATCATCAGCCACCTCGACTACTCGCATCGTATCACTAAAGAGCTTTTAGAGCGAGCCAAGAAGTATCAAAAGATAGATATGGAAAAGGCCAAGAAGTGAAGTTGCCGTGGATTAAATTCTTTGTGGCCGACTGGCTTTCCGATGAGGCTTTGCGTTCTTGCTCGGTTGAAGCTAGGGGTCTCTGGGCTGATATGATTTGCTTGATGGCAAAGTCAGATCGACACGGATATTTGCTTATCGGCGGCAACCCAGCCCGAAGCGAACAGCTTGCGAGAATCTGTGGCCTAACTCCACAACGGACATCGGAGTTGATGGACGAGCTACACGCATCCGGGGTGTTCAGCTTCGACAAAGAGACCATCATTTCACGCAGAATGGTGAAGGATGAGCAATTGCGTAAGTCTGACGCTACTAGGAAGATGCGTATGCGTCACGGCGATGTCCAGCAAATGTCCAGCAAATGTCCCAGCAATAGTCCGGGGCAGAAGCTAGAAGCTAGAGGCCAGAAGCTAGATAATACAAGGACGCAAGAGCGTCCTATGCGTGCGGATTGGATTGGGTATGCAAAGGAAATTGGCTGGATAGGAACGGATGTGGAAAGTGCTTTTGATTATTATGAATCGAACGGATGGAAGGTCGGGGGCAGGGCATCGGTTAAGGATTGGAGGGCTTGTGCCAGAAATTGTCAGAGGCGGAGCAACCAACAACCAAGCAAAGGAAACAACCAACCAATGAAAAAAATACACAAGTCGGGGTGCGAATCCCCGCCAACATACAAACTAGCAGGGTTTAATACTCACGCCGAGTGGGTGAATGCGGGGTGTCCGTGAACGAGCTAGTTCTAGCGGCCACAATCCACAGGGTTAAGATGTGCGAGGACAAATTAAGGGAGTTTGAGCAAATGGTAAGCACACTCACTTCTACAATGGCACAGAATCGAGCAGAATTGGCCTCTAAAGGGCTTGAAAAGTTCGTAATAGGGGTAACTACCCCCCTAGACATTCCAAAAGAGCTTGTGCCTACCTTTGGAAAGCATCGGGCGAAGCGGAATCGCTCCCATTCAACCGTAGTAAAGCGATGGACGCTCTGGAAGCATCAACTCGATAGCGGAATGTCGATGAGCGAGCTTGCAAGAGCTTGGGGAGTCCACCCAACCGCTATTTTGTTTGCCAAAAAGCAAAACTTCATAGTTCGCAAGGCCAAAGGAGGCTCAAGATGATTGCTATAGTTGAAGCGGAGCAGTTCGAGTTGCCTTTTATGAGAACCACGCATCCAGTAAAAGCAGAAGGCCACGACCAGAACGCTCGCATCCTAGCCCACTTGCAATCGGGGAGAACACTCACGGCTTTGGAAGCGTTGGAATGGTTCAAGTGCTTCCGATTGGCTAGCCGAATTTGCGACTTGCGTAAAGCAGGGAATCAGATAGAAAAGAGAACAATCAAAACCAATAGTGGAAAGAGCATAGCCCAATATTATTTATGAACCTTCAAGACCTGCCAACCAAAAGAAAAGAAAAGGTGTTCTACAAGATTCAAGAATACTCAATGAATTGCTGGAAGGAGAGGCCAAAAGCCTATGCGAGCCTTGAATTTGCAAGGCATAGTGCCTATGAGATACCAAAATCAAGAATCGTTAAGAGGACAGACAAGGGGTGGGAAATAGTGGAGCAAATAGGATGAGTGAACAAATCTTTAAGCAAGTAAATCTCTTTGGACAATCAGAGCAAACAGATACCATATATTCAAAAAATATAAAAGCCCCAACCTATGAACCAAGCAACAAGAAACCACATCTTCTTGAATTGGTTGATACGACAAAAACAAAGCAACTAATAAAAGAAATTGAGGAGTCAATGGCAGAGCCAGAAGAAAAGGCTTTTCTTATTGAGGCGGCAAGAAGGCATAGTGTTTTTAACTATGAAAAGATTGCAGATTATTATGCGCACGCTTCTGTGGATGTTCAGCATCTTATGGAAAGGTCTGCCCTTGTAATTATAGACTTTGAAAAGGCAATTCATAATGGGTTTGTAAAGCTATGTGAAAAGATTAAGGAGCAGTACATTGAGCAAGACAGTTGAAGAAAATAAAGAATTTGTGGTTTTCATCTTGACCCACGGAAGGCCACAAAAAGTAGTTACAGTAAATGCACTTAAAAAGGCTGGATATACTGGGAAAACCTATTTCATAATTGATAATGAGGACAAAACAGCAGAACAATATGTGCAGTTATATGGTAAGGACAATGTTATTGTTTTTAATAAAAAAGAAATAGCAGATACAATAGATGAGGGCAATAATTTTGATGACAGAAGGGCTACAGTTCACGCAAGAAATGCCAGCTTCAAAATAGCAGAAAGCCTTGGTGTAAAGTATTTTATATTGCTAGAAGATGACTATGAAAACTTTGAGTACAGATATCCCAGTTCTGATGGTCAAAAGTTAATGGGCGTTGATATAGATAATTTGGATAAGGTCTTTGAGCTTCACCTAGAGTTTTTCAAATCATCAACATTTACAAGCATAGCCCTAGCACAGAATGGGGATTATATTGGTGGAATAGAAAACGCCAACGCAACCACCAAGAGGCTTTTAAGGAAATGTATGAACTCCTTTTTCTGCTCAACTGATAGACCATTTAGATTTGTTGGTCAGTTTAACGACGATGTTAATACTTATGTAACATTGGGAAGCAGGGGCAATCTATTTGCAACAATCCCAATGATAAGCCTTCGGCAGACACCAACTCAAAAAACAAAAAGTGGAATGACGGAAGTCTATTTGAAATATGGAACTTATTGCAAAAGCTTTACCACAGTTATGATGCACCCATCTGGGGTTAAGGTTGCCATTCTAAATTCAAGCAACCCAAGAATCCATCATTCAATCAAATGGATAAACACAGTTCCAGTCATAGTCGATGAATCTTATAAAAAGCCATATAAAGCAGTATTTAGAGAGCCATCAAAAGATGAGAGTATGGCAAAGATATATGGTGAAAGCCGTGTCGGGCCTATATTTATGCCAGTTGGAGAGGAAGGTAGGGCAATTTTTAGTAGAGGCAAGATGACCGAGGCAGTAAGATTGGAATGCTTAAGGCGCGGGGCTGAATGTATAGAAGATGAGCAACCCAAAACAACCCCTTGCATCAACCAAGACTCAAAGTAGCTTGAAAACTCAATGAACGAATCTTATGTAACCCCAGAGGCCAAGGCCAACGGCATACTTTCCGACCGCTACCCCGGAAAGGAACTGGAAAAGCTCTACGCCACGACTCGCAACCAAGCGACCATTGATATGCTCCGAGATGCCGTGTTCACCCTAATCACCAACGAGATTCCGACCTGCACGATTGCCGAGGTGCTGAAGAAAACTCACGGAGCAATACAATACCACCTACGATATTTAGAGGGTAGGGGCAAGATTAAAAGGCCAAACAAGCGATGCCATTGGACGGAGGTGAAGCGTGAAGATTAACAAGATGGAAGCCAAGGCAATCGAGGCACAGATCGACAAGCTCAAGACCCCGATTGACACGGCAGAAGGCAAAAGAACCAAGGGAGACGAATCCCCATCGAGACGCTACCGCCACCTGTGCGAGCGACTCCACTTTCTAACGATGAAAAAAGCACTCATCATCCTAGCCATCACGCTCTTATGCTCAAGCCAAGCGGCCAACATAATGATTCAAACCCCAAAGCCAGTAGCCAAGAAAACCATCAAGGCTCGCATCACGGCATACTGGTTAGGTGAGGACGAGTTTGGCTATAAAAGCTCTACTGGAAAACGGTTAGTCTCTGGCAAATCTTGTGCAGTAGACCCAAAAATCATCCCCTACGGAACGACCCTTCTCATTGAGGGGAAAGCCTACCACGCTCACGATACTGGCACGGCGGTTATCTCACGGAAGGCATCGGGCAAAACCAAGCTCCCAGTCGTTGATCTTTTCTATGCCACGGAACGGCAAGCAAGGCGGGAATTGGCAAGGGTGGGACGGACAGCGTTAGTAGAAATCCAATGAACCACCACCAAGGCCAAGACCCAGCCGACAGCATCTTGGCATCCTATACGCCAAATATGGCTGACCAAATCGACACCCTAGAAGATCGGGTCAAGGAGAGGCTGGCGAAGATGCAGAAAATGAACCCATCTATCGACCTAGACCAACTAGCCAAGCTCACGGCAGAGGTGGTGGAGCAGACCATCAAGCACGAAGGCGATAGCCAGATGTTGAGGCATAGGCGGGACGATACCTTAGACGAAGCACTACTAGCCCTAGCCAGCAACCGAAGCCCCGACAGCCTAACTTCAATCGCAAAGCGTTACATCAACCCAAGCAC